GAGCTCCACGTCTGAGACTCACGGCTCGAGTCCGATTCCCTCGAGCTGTGTTGCACCGCTTGTGCACGAGCCGTACCCCGGTCGAGTCCTCCGGGATGAGTGGGCCGCCATCGTGCAGCGGGATCACGTGGTCCACGCTGGGCCCGTCCGCCCGCCTCCCATCCCCACCCCCCCCTATATCCACGGGGTATCCGCACACGGCGCACGCCCCCCCCTGCCGCTCCCACAGCTCGGAGATCACGCCGGCCCGGTAGCGTGCCCAGCGCTTGCGCTCGCCGCTGGGGCGCCGGCCGATCCCGTCCGTCTGTGCCACCACTCGAGTCTAACGATCCCGCCGGCCGGGATCGATTAGTCCCGCCGGCGGGATCGCGCACCGTCCGCTCGGACCCAAGCGGGGAGCCGATGGGGATCACCGCCGGCGGCGCCCGATCGTATCACCGCGCCGGCCCGGCCGCCCGCTGTGTATGGATAGCGCCTCGTGAGTGAGAGCTGCGGATAGGCCGGGCCGGAGCTCGAGCGAGCCTACACCACGAGCCGGCGAGGCGCCGGGCTCGGAGGCTCCGACCCACCGAGCGGCTCGCTGGGGGGCAGGGTGCCGCCGGCGAGGCGCCGCGGATCACGAGCCCGGCGCTCCCCGATCCTAGCCGAGCTCGAGCTCGAGCCGGATCCGGGCAAAGCGGCGATCCAGCTCCTCGAGGATCTCCCGCTCCGCCACCCGCGCCCATTGCCATATCAGCTCCCCATCGGCCGATGCCAGGACCCACGGATTGGGAGCTCGAGCTGCCGGCCACGGATCCACGAACGGCTCGCCGTCCGGTGGCCACGGGTCAGAAGGGGAGATCATCGCCGCTCGGATCGGGATCGATCGCCGGATCATCGGGCGGGAGCTCGGGCACGAGCTCGAGCACCACCGCCACCCGCCCCTGCCCCCTGCACTCCGGGCACCGGCGGAGCCACTCCTGCTCCGAGATCTCCTCCGGCCGGCCGGCCGGCGCCGGCGCCTCGAGCCACCCCGTGCCCCCGCACACGTCGCAACTCACTGTCTCCCCCCTTTGCTGCTTCTCTTTGCCTCCCACCGAGCATACAGCCTAACCGAGCGCCCTCCTAGCCTCGAGTTATCCACTGGTCCCACAGACTTATCCACAGCTTTCTCGTTTTCATATTTGCTTACGTGTGATACCATCGCCGGCGCCGGCGCCCCCCACAGGGGGACCGGATCCGACCCGAGCTAGCGCGGAGCGGCTCGGGTATCGGATCTGTGAGAGCTACCGGGCGGCGCCGGCGCTGTCATCACATGAGAGACGTTGCGATTTGACGTTTTTTTCTTTTCGTTTTGCAGCTCCGGCCATACGCTCCGCCCGGCGCTGCTTGCCGGCCGCGTGATACCATCGCAAACCGGCCGCTCGTTGCTTATCCTGCCGACATTCCGGACACCACTTTGGGATACCGCCCATCGGCCGCGGTTGAAAGATCCGGCCGCACTCCGCGCACGTGATCGGATCTCGAGCGGCCACCCGCCCCCGCGCATTCGTGCACGTTCGGCACGTCCGGCTCCCATTCGCGTACTCGATCACGTTCGCACCGCGGAGCGCGTGGCCGCGGCGACAGTAGCGCCCCCTCCGGCGGGGAATGAGCCCGCGCTCCGTTAGCTCGAGCACCCATGCCCCGTGGAGCTCCGGCGGAGTCATCACCGCGCCGGGGTAGCGCCGGCGATACTCCGCCGATCGCACGCCGTGGATCTGCCACACGTGCGAGCCCACTCGCATAAACGGGCCGGCGCCGCATATCAGGCAATACGGCTCGCCGGCCGGCGGTGTCACGTTATCGGGCATGGGCTCGCAGCTCGAGCACGAGCGCTAATCGATCGAGCGCTCGAGGATCGTATCGATCTGGTCAACCGCGCCGGGTGGTCCGGGCGCCTTTTTCGGCGCCGTCATACCGGGCGGCGAGGTCGGGCCGGGGTACGGCCACGAGCATACGGGCCGCGGCGATCCGGAGCGCCTCCTCCGGCGAGTCGGCAGAAACGTAGAGTGGATACCACGGCAGGAACTCCGGCGCCGCCTTGATCTCGTATCGCATATGGTCCCTCCGCGGGGATCGTGCGAGGCCGGGGGATTCCGGCCCGCGATCCCCGCATCTTAGCTGCCGGGCGGCCGGCGCCGCTCCCCCGATTGGGGGAGGCTAATCCCGCCGTTTGTGTGGGCCGCGTCGGGCGGGGGCGCCTCGAGCATGATCGCGCCGGCGTGCACGTGGCGCCGGCGCCGGCGATCGCGGATCGCCGCGTATGCCAGGAGGCCGGCTCCGAACGTGAGGCTCCCGATCGTGGGGAGCGAGAGCACGATCCAGACCCACGTGGGGATTAGGAGCGGGTGCACGCGAGCACGAGCTGGGGCGCCCGCGAAGTAGTCACCACCCGGAGCTGCCGCTGCTGCCACCCGCTCGGGCACGCTGGGCCGGCGATGCCTCGAGCGCCGATCGGGCCGGGGAGTCCCGAGCTGCCGGGGGCGCCGGCCGGCCCGGCCGGGCCGCTCGGGCCGCGGCCGCCCCTGGGCCCGTGCTGGCCGCGGAGTCCGTGCTCGCCGCGGGCGCCTCGAGCTCCGATCGGGCCGGGTGGGCCGGGTGGTCCTTGGGCGCCGGCCGGGCCGCGTGGCGCCGTCTCCCGCCCAGCGTAGGCGGCGAGGCCGATCGCCAGGAGCATTAGCAGGATCGCCACGATCCACCACGCCCACTCCGCGAGCCGGCGGAGGAGTCGCCGGATCATCCTCGCATCCTCAAGTGGTGCAGCTCCGCGGCGAGCGTCTCCGCCTCCTGCCGTGCTGCAGCGAGCCGCTGCCGGGTTTGGTCGAGCTCGTCATCACAGAGCGCTCGAGCTCGAGCTCGAGCGGAGCGGAGGCCGGCCCACGCTGCCCAAATGGCGCCGATCCCGGAGATCACCGCGGCGATCTCCGCCACGCCTAGCTGCTGCGCTTCTCGAGCATCCCGCGGAGCGCCCGATCGTAATCGAGATACCGATTACCGTTTTCGTCGGAGAGCCCCACACTCTTGATCGGCGGTCCGCCCGTCTCGCCGGCTTTGAGCTGATCGCGCTCCGCCTTCGTCACGAGCCGAACGAGCCCGCTCGAGTAGCACGCATAATAGTTATCTTTATTCGTATCGTGCACAATATAATCCGGTGGCATTGCGGATAATCCTCCAAGTGTGGCGGTTGGGAGCTGCAGGGGTTCGGGCGGAGGCGGAGCCGGCGCCGGCTCGCCGTAGACCGGGCCGCCACTGATCGCCGCGTCGATCACGCGATGCCAGGGGTAGCACGGACCGGGATCCCAATGTCCCGATGGGCCCGACACATCAACGTGGCCGCAGACTCCGGCGGAGCCGCCCATTGCCTGTGCGGACGACAGTTTTCGGATTGGGATCCCGTGGCGCTTGCACTCCTCCGCGATCCAGCGAGCGCAATTGTCAAGCATCACCGGGTGGCGCTCCCAATCCTCCGGCTGCCACGCGGCGAATCCGCACAGCTCGGTATTCATGCTGTACGGGTTCGCATCGCCGGCGGTCCACGCCTTGCTCCCCGGCTTCACGTATTCCCCGATCCGGCCGGGTGTATCGTCGATCCCCGTGTGCGAGGAGACACCGGAGCTCGAGCTGCCGAAGAACGATCCGAGCGCCTCGTAGGTGAGAGCGCCCTCCGCCGTGTGCACGATCACGAGCCGCACGCCGGAGCCGCCCCTCGAGCTGTAGTTGGGGCTCGGGATCCAGTCTCGTTTGAGAGTCATAGGATCCCCGCCCGCCGATACGTGGTCGGGGGCACCGGCGCTCGAGCGCACGGTGTCCCATCGTTCGCATTCGTCCCCTGAGGCTCGAGCGGGGGATCCGCCCGCTCGGGATAGTGCAGCTCCATCCCCTGCCGGCGAGCGAGCCACGCGGCGAGCCACCTAAGCATGAGCGACCACGAGAAAGTGGTGGACCGTGGCGCCGGGGTCATTGGTCGCCGGGTCCGCGTTATAGAGATCGAGCTGGATCTGGCCGGCGGTCGTGCACGGTCCCCGCGTCCTGCCGTGAAACGATACGCCGGCTGTGCCTTGAGCGCCCACCCAAAAACAGTGATCGCCCACCGCGAGGCCGGCGATCGGCACCACGATATTTAGCGAGCTCGTGTGCCCCGCCGTGCTCGGGATATCGACGGAGATCGAGACGATCCGAAACCGCCGATCGATCGCGTCCGCGAGCGCCTTTATATTCTGCGCTCCCAGCATCACCGCGTCCGTATCGCTGGGGTAGGGGAGCCCGCTCGCTGTGGTGCCGGAGAGCTGCTCGGGAGCGTCTCGAGGCTCGAGCTCCGCTTGAGGTTCAGTGTCGGTCATCGGATCACCTACGGGTAGAGGTCAGAGTTACTCGTCGCCTCCTGCCACGAGCAACCGGGGTTTACTTGGTTCCACTTGAGCGTGGGTGGCGAGACGTTCGCCCACGATACCGTCTCCGCGGAGTGGGCCCGATCGGACACACTGAGGATCCACGTTCCCACGATCTCGCCGGCTGCGCTGGGCCCGTATTGCTCCTCCCACCCCTCGAGCACGCCCTCCCACGAGCCGCCGGGCACCGGCGCCTGCGAGGTTAGGGGAGCGATCGTTACCACGGCGCCGATCCCGTGATCGAAAAATCCCGCGTCCCACGTTTCGACGGCGCCGCATTGCCACGTGGGGAGCGCTAATCGGGCGATGATCGAGCTCGCTCGCTGCTGAGCTGCAGCGAGCGTGCCGAGCCCCGTATTCAGCGTTACCGCGTGCCGATCGTAGGTTGCGATCGAGCCGGCGCTCGAGGCGGTCGCCGCGGCGCCGCCCGGCCACTCCACCGCGATATCGTTCACGAGCTCGTCTGTCTGCTCCCATTGCACGTCCACGTAGGTCATCTCCGGGTCCGGCGTCCACTCGTCCGAGCTCGTCCTCGAGTCTAGGAACTGGCAGAGGATCGAGCCGTCTCCGAGATCGGCCACCACCACGCCGGTATCGGTGATGATCGCGCCGATCACCTCGTCCGCGCCCACCGGCGGATCCCCGGCCACGCCGTAGGCGGCGAGCGCGTATGCGTCTCCGCCCTCGAGCACGGCGGGGATGCCGGCCGCGGCGAGCACGCTCGAAATCCGAGCTCGGGCATTCGTCGCCGGGAGCGGGAGCGCGATCTGCACGCGGGGGAGCCGGGCGATCGGGCCCACCGCCACGATCGTAAAACTCGTGTCCGTGGGGTGCGAGCTGGCCGCCCGCGTGATCTCCGAGATCCTGCCGTGAAACCGCGGGTGGCCGTCGATCGTGATCTCGAGCACGTCCGCGATATTCACCGCGGCGCCGGCCGGGTCCGGGGTAACGATCTCGATCGTGGCAGACGAGGCGGAGAGCCCATCGTCCGCCCGCGTCCGCCCCGAGCGGATCACCACGTCTGCGATCACGTGGTCCGCCGGGATGAGTGTTCCCCGGATCCGTACCTCCACGAGCACGCTATGCGCCCCCGAGCGGCCGCCGGCCGCGGCGCCGATCGTAACGCTCGAGCACGCGCCGGATCGCTAACGCCGTCGCCTCCGGATCGATCGCCCCCGAGATCGTCACGTTCACCACCGGCCCACCGCTGCCGGCCGCCCGCGTGCTCGGGCCGGCCGGCGCCGGCGCCGAGAATGGCACCCAATCCGGTTTGCTCGGGAAATGGATATTGCCGATCGCGCCGATGAGATCATTGACGAGATCGAGCACCCGCTGGATCGCCGCGTGGATCGCATCCATTGCCGCCTTTACCGCCGTCCGCACCGTGCCGGAGCGCTGGTAGAGGATCTGAAACGCTCGGATTAGGAGCCCGATCGGACCGAGGAGGAGGATCGCGTTTTGTTTGGCCACGGAGAAGGCGGATTGCACGATCTCCCGGAACTTGCTCGAGTGGCGATATGCCAGGATCACGCCGGCCGTGAGAGCCGCGATAGCGATAATGATTAGTCCGATCGGGTTAGCGCTTAGTGCAGCGTTTAGGAGCCATTGCGCGATCGCGTAGGCTCGAGTGGCCACTGTGACAATCTTCGTTTTGATCGCGGTAATGCTGATACTCCGTTGGGTGAGGAGCTGCAGCGCGTTATGGATCGTGAGCGCAGCATTCGCTAGCACCACCGCTGCGGCGAGGCCGGCGATCGCGGCGCCCACGGCCAGGATCGCGCCGGGATGGCCGCCGGCGATGTCGGCAAAGCTGGTCATTACGGGGAGGATTGCTTGGAGCACGGGCAGGAGGCCGGCGCCGATTGACTCCTGCAGCTCCGACATGGAAATTTGCATGAGTTTGTATTGGCCTGAGGCGGTTTGCGCCGAGTCCGCGGCCGCGCCTCCCACTTGCTTATTCAGCTCCTTTTGCACCGCTGCCCAATCGCCACTCTTGATAGCCGCATCGGAGAGAGACGGAACTAGCTTTTTGAGGCTCGTATAGCTGCCGGCTTGCGCCTTAGCGATCGCCGCGGTGGTTGTCGCCAGGGGTTTACCGCTGGCCGCGGCGAGGTCGGTCGAGAGCGCCAGGAGTTTTTGCGCCTCGTGCACGTCGCCGGTTGCTCGCACGAGCTGCGCCATTGCCGGGCGGAGCTCGTCATCGGTGGTCGCCGTCTGGCGCATCAGCGTATCGATATACGCCTCGTTTGCGTCGATCGCGGATTGGGTGGCGCCCGTCGATCGGCGGATCTGTGAATCGAGTTTCTCCCGGCTCGCCGCATCCTCCGCGGCCGCCTTCGCGCTGATAACGGCCACGCCGGCGAGCGCCGTTAGTGCCGCGGCCGCTGGCACCGCGGCTTTCTGGATCCCGCCTTGGAGTTTCTGGCCGCTCGTCTGTGTGTCTCCGAGCGCCTTATCGACCTGCCGGATAGAGGAGACGGCGCCGGCCGTCTCCGCGCCGATCCGGATCACTACGGAGGAGATCCCACTCATAGGATCCCCGCGTCTCGGAGGATCTGATTCACCGCGGCCAGATAGGCGGTTTGGGCGCCGCCGGCCGCGTAGCGATCCACCGCCGGCGCGATCCAGTAGGAGCCGCCGGCCGGCGCCGCGAAGTTTTGGCCGCCGTGCTCGCTGCCCCACACGATCGCGCCGGCCGGCGTGCTCCTCGAGCCTACGCGGGTGGCGCCTCCGATCTGCACGGAGACGAGCCGATCGCGCTTGATCCGGATCGAGTCCGCCACGATCCGCGCCTGTGGCGTGCTCGAGCCGGCCGCGGATTGGCGGAGCTCGCCGGCGAGCCCGCCGGCGGCCACGCCGGCGGCATTGCGGAGCCGCACGTTCGACTCGTCTCGGAGCCCCTTCTCCACCTTCCCGAGCCCCTTGAGGAGCCCGGTAAGGTCGCGGGTGTCACACGTGAAACTCTGCCGATTGGTTGCCATTAGCGTTTCGCTGCGAGCTCGGAGAGCGTGGCGATCATCTCGGGGTCCTCCTCGAGGAGCTGCGCCGGCGGGATCCGGGTAACGAGTGAGAGCGTGGCGATCATCCGGCCGATCGATCCACGAGGGTAGGGTTTGCCGGCGCGATCGCCGGCGCCCCGTCCTCCCCCTCGAGCTCCACGTCCTCCGCCTCCCAATCCTCGAATAGCGGCCACTCCGAGCGGGCCCGGCCGGCGAGCCGCTGCGCTGCCGCGTATCCGAGATACCGGGCCCACATCATCGGCGGAGCGTTCGCCGGCGAAGGATCCAGCGCATTGCGGACCGCGTATTGCTCCCACGCCACGAAATCCCGTTGGGTGATCTCGATCTCCTGCCGGCGGCCGCCCTCCCACACGATCGTGCCGGAGAGCCGGATCACTTCGCGGCCGCCTTCTCCCTCGTGGCGGTCGCCGCGGCGCCGCCGGCCCAGACTGGTTTGCCAACTGTCGGCCACGAGAAATCCTGAGTGATGAGCTCGCCCACGGCGCCGCCCATTGGAAACGCTCGGAGCTGGATCTGTCCGGTGAGCGTGGCCGGCGTGGTATCGGTGGTATTCGGCACCCACTCGAAATCCATCGTCTCGCCGTCGTGGTCATAGCAATACCGGGAGAGCCCGCTGCTCGAGCTGAAATCCGCGATCGCCGTCCCATCCAGGGTGTAGCTCGTTGTCTGCTCGGGCGCCGGATCGGGCACCGCGAGCGTGGGGGTGCCGTCCGTCTCGTCAACCGCCGGCGTGAGGGTCAGCGCGGAGACTTGGAAACCGTATTCTGTGCCGGGTGTCGGCGTGCCGATCTTCAGCGTGCCCGGCCCGAGCCGGCTATCGGTGTAAGGCATTGCGAGCTCCTATCCGGTGGTGATGTTCCATCTAAGGGTGACGAGATAGGCGGGGAGGCCGGCCGGATTCAGCGGCGAGATCCAGCTCGTAGGCTCCGAGCTCGTCTCGTTGAATAGCTCGAGGATCTGGCACGCCCACCCGAGAATCTGATCGAGCCCATCGGCGCCCGGCTCCGGAGTCACCGCGTAAATCGGGATCGTGAGGCCGATACTCCCCATCGTCGCCGTGCCGGCGATCGTGGGAGCGGAGACGATCGCGCCGGGTGGTTGGAAATCGCCGGGGTCGCGGGTGGCCGGGATGCCGGCGGATTGCAGCTCGAGCACCACGAGATCGAGCGCTGCCGATGCGGCCGCAGCTCGAGCCGCCCCCCGATCGTGGATCCCCTGCAGCTCCGCGTCCGTCGGCGCCTCACTCATTCCGCACCGCCTCGATCGCCGCGTCGAACTCCTCGAGCTCCTGCCGGGCCGCGGCCGCCTTCTCCTCCGCTTTGCCGATCCGCCCCTCCGCCTTCTCGAGCGCGTGCTCGAGCCGAGCTCGAGCTCGGGAGACTCGCTCCTCCGCCGTGATCGGAAACAGCGCTGGATCCTCCGCTGTGGCACTCATAGCGCCACCGGCCGGCGAGCGCCGATTAGGCGCATCGCCCGCATGTATGCCTGCTGCGAGTCGCCCGGCAAATCCATAGCGCCGTCGCCATACGCCGCATAGCCTGTAGGCGATGCTTTCGCTTGATAGATGAGACTCGCGTAGATCACGGCGCCTAGCTTCACGTCGTCGGGCGGGGGATCCGGCGAGCCGATGAGATCGAGATCCGAGCGGCGATCCTCCACGTATTTCTTGCTGGCCGCGGTGGAGTCAGCGAGCCGCGCCGGATCGGCCATCGGTCCGATCCATGAGAGAACATCGTCCGTAGTGATCCAGTCTGTCGGCAATGCCGCCTCCGGGTTTGTGTGGGGCGCCCCCCGCCCGATACTAAGGGGCGCCCCGGTCGAGCTCCTCCTGCCGGGGAGCTCGAGCTGCTAGTCGATTAGCGTTACCGTCAGACTCGCTCGCCGGTTGACGCTTGTGTTATGGCCACGTGCCGAGAGCGTGCAATCGGGATTGTGGAGCCCAAACAGCCCTTCTGTGAAGAACGTCCGGGAGCCGTTCGTGCCGATATTCCCCTGCTTTACAAACGTCTGATTGTATTTCGTGCAGACGAGCGTATAGCTGCCGGCGGTGTAGCGTCCCATCTTCACCGTTGCGAAATCCACGTTTGTTTCGGACGTTGTGGCGAAGCAGGATTGGGCGCCGATCGGGCCCGGTCCGAACTCGATACACGAGTCGGTGGTGCTGGCCGCGGCCGGAGAGACTCCGACCACGAGCATTGCCGCGGCGATCGCGGCGAAAAGAACGAGAGCACGCCTCACGGTATTGATCCTCCTCTTGGGTTGGGGAGGCGCTCGAGCTCGAGCTCGAGCGCCCCGTATTGGGTTTACTTCTTCGAGCTGGCCGCGGCCGCTGTGCCCACGGGTACGAACGTGGCGATCCGAACGGCGCCGGCGATCGTGGCCGGCCCGGCGATCGTCATGTCCTGCCGGAGCCGAGTCTGCGCATAGAACGAGGTCACCCCGATCTCGAGGCTAAGGCTCGTCACGTCGGAGACGGAGAGCCGGATCGGGCTCGTCTCCCGAACCTCGAGGAAATCTCTCGAGGTCACCCACGCATCGGCCGGAGCCACGTCCGCCGATGGGATCACCCGGAGCCCGGCATAGTTGCCGTTCCCGTTGGCGTCAACGTCGCCGGAGGCGAACATCAGCGTTCCGGTTGCGTCCAGGAGTTTGCCGTATGCCGTGCCGCCACAGATCAGGAGGTTCGGGAATTCCCGATAGGCGGCCATAAACGCTCCCACCGCCGGGCCCACGGTGGTGATCGTGCTGGCCGCGGTGGGGAGCGCTGCAGCGATCGATGCCTCCACGTCCCTGTAATACGAGCGAGTGGCCGCCTGTAGCACTTCCTCCACGTAGGACGGGCTCGAGCGTTCCACGAGCGCCACGGAGGCGGAGCCGCCCCACGCCCATTGCTTGACTGTCTCGTCATGGTTGACGATCGCCACGGCGCCGCTGGGGGCTCCCGCGGTGTCATCTGCGAGCCACCCGCCGTCCGGCCGGGTGGTGATCTCCGGCCGGCGGATCGTCATCCCCGCCGGTGGCATCTCCGCGTGGGTCATCGCGTCAAACAGCGGCCGGCTGTATCCGAGCGAGTCGATCATCTGGTTCACGTAGGCGATCGGCACCACGCCGGGATTGTTGGCGATCACTTCACGGGTGAGAGCCGCCTCGATCCGCTCCCGAGCTGCCCGATCGCCTCGCTCCGCCCGGACGAGGTTCTGCACGTATTCACCGAGCCGCATCTCGGGCTCGGAGCGCTCCGCGAGCACGAGCCGCGGAGTCGTGGGCTCGGGCTCCGGCGCCGGCTCCGGCGTGGGCTCGGGCTCCGGTGGTCGGGGATCGTCTGGCATTGCTCCTCCGTTCGGTTTGTGTGCGGCGATCTGATCGACTCCGGCGCCGGGGTAGGCGGCCATCGCCACGAGGCTTGTCTCCGCGAGCCGAGCTGCCGTAACCCGGATCCGCTCCTCGTTGTCGGGGTCCTGCTCGAACTCGTCTACATCGGCGCCCACGGAGAGCCCCCGCCGGCTCCCCGATCGTGCCTGTGTGATCGCCGCGTCGCCGTCCGCCGTCTGATCGATCGCATACGTGGCGCGGAGCCCGGCCGGCTCGTCCGTGTGGGAGACGAGCACGCCCACCGGCCGATTGGGATCGTGGCCGAATAGCAGCGGGGGCGCCCCGTCGATCGTCACCGAGCCGGCGGCGAACGTCACGAGCCGGCCACCGATCCGCGCCTCCTGCTCGTAGGGCACCGCGAGCCCGGCGATCCGCCGGCGCTCCGCCGGCGCCTCCGCCTCCTCCTCCGCCGTGGCCAGGAGCTCGAGCGGCTCCGGGGTTAGGGTCAGTCTCACTGGATCGTCTCCTCTCCACTAGGGGAGGCCGGGAGCGGCGCCACCGCGCCGGCCGGCTGCGAGATCTGCGCAAACCGCAACCAATCCTCCGTCTGAAACTTCACTGTCTGCCCCCGCGGTGTAACACCCATCCCGGTAAACGTCTCCTCCACCACCCGGAGATAGGGCGCCACCGCCT